GCTTCTTACGAACATCATTATTCATTTTAGACATAGCGTCTCCTTGGTTATTGTTTGTTGTCATACATATATTTATATAAGTTTTTAACTAATAAAAAAAGGGTGAGAAATTCTCACCCTTCGACAACAGACAAACACCTCCTTGATAAAACACGAAGACGATATATGTTATTTAAGCTACTTCAACCTCATCGATTGTGATAGAGTATGTTGCTTCTTTTTCAGCTTGATCTGCACCATCAACATTACGTAGAGGTCTAAGAACAAGTTCATTACGAAGGAAACCATTATCATCAGTGATTGAAGGTGAAATAAACTGTCCACGAGGAACAACAATTTCAATCTTATCACCAAGGATTTCGAGTTTATAAACTTTCTCACCGTTGATTGCACCCCAAAAGTCAAAATCAGTTAAGTTTTTAAGTAATGGATTAATTGTGATTTTAGGATCTCTTGATGTAATTGTATCATAAAGAATACCCGAATTATCTGCTTGACAATTCAATGAAGAAATAGTAGAACCTGTATCAAGACTAAATGAATTAACACAAAACTCTTCGAATGTGCTATCACTAAGATCTGTAATTTTTACAGTGTAATTGAAGAATTTATCTGCAATAGAACTCATTGCATCACTATCTGAATATACAGGAACTGATGCCAATTCACTTACGCTAGAAATCTTACCGCTAAAACCAAGATTAGCCATAATAGGTTTACCAGTACCCTCTGTACCGATTGTTAGAGAACTCATAGCACCCGCAATCAAGTATTGAATTGTCTTTGGTGTTGAACCACTTTCAATATCAACAAGACCTATTGTGCATGTGTTTGTGTCTCCCGTTCTTCCTGGTGTAAACACATATTTACCCGCTGACACATTGTCACCAACATATTCTTTGATGAGACCTGCACCCTCAAGATATTTATCATATGATAATTTACCTGTTGATTCACTCAAATCAAATTCACCTGGTGCTAATTTCAAATCAAAACTAATTTCACCTTTAGTGATACCAGCAATAGCTTCATCTCTTGTATGATCACCTGTTGCAAACTTAGAACTTTCATCATCAAACTCTACAGTTAATGAACCAAGCTCTACATTTCTAGCTCTAACATCATAACTTGATGCAGATAATGCCACAGCTGTTCCAGCAACAAGTTCTCTTTCACCACCAAGTAATCTATTTTCTGTTATAAATACACTCATTGTATAACTCCTTATTTAATTTTTAATTATGTTTGTCTATCACTTATATTAGATAAACTAATTACACACATTCAATGACGGATTGAGTCTTGATTGTGTATAAACTACTTTTATGTTCATAATGAGGTCGCCAGTTCTTAATATGCTATTCTCATTGTGATATATTCTATTGGAAGATATGATATATGCTGAGTCACAACTATCGTTTAAATGATAATTAGAACTTAGCGCATATTTAATATCTTGATCCAACATATTCATTTTTGTTTTGATTGCTTGACGAGGATTAACCGTTACATCTTCATTAGACACACGACATGTTAATTTAAAGAAACGCGTGTTACGATATGCTTTAGATTCCCCATCACCAATTATTTCATTAGGGTCTAAATCAACTAAAATAGATGGATAACCACCACCGTCAATCTCTAGGACTTCATCAATAACATCTACAGTTTTTACATCAGTAAGATATTGATATGTATCGGTTAATGAACCATCAATGTCTTTTAAAACATTTACTAATTCATTCTCAATTGTGGTTAATCTATCCATTATCCCCTCACCGTTCTTCCGAAACTAACCGAACGATCATATCTATTAACAACCGTGTTTGTTAGCATCTCATATGTTATTTCGGGTTTAAATCTATTGACTAGATATAATGATCTATCAAACAATAATTTGTATATGTCTGAATCGGATACTTCTACTTGGTTTGCACCAATATAATCACCCGCAAACTTATACAATGCGATATTAACCAAATACTCCTTAACAGTAAATCCTACAGGCATACTAATGTCAGATGTATCCATAATACCAAATGTTTGTGCTAATGATTCACACTCTTCATTTGCTTTATCAACATAAACTTGTTTAGTTGTATCTGATGTGATTTTACTAAATAAAGAATTAGTTATATCATCTATTGTTATATAATTATTTGCCATAAGTTGTTCTCCATACTTTTGCTGAATTGTTGAATAGTTTTTCGTATGTTTTATTCACCGCTTTTAGTATTGCTTGTTCGATAACAGGTTCACTAATAGCATCGGTTATAAATGGATCAGCACCCCATGTACCGTGACCATAATGAACATACTTACCATAATCCGCATCACTAGATATATATCCAGTAATATCGGTCCCAACGGTTTGTATGTGTGTTGCTGTTTGGAGTATGCCTGTTCTTCGTTTATACCTATGGTCATACTTTGCTTTATGGTCCATAAGAGCGGTTGCTTCATTGAATGTAGCATTTATTTCTTCTTTAAGAATCTCGGTGTATTGGTTAACATCCATCGTGTTATCAAAATCCACATTAGATTCTACTTCAAAATACATTTCACTCATAACATTCNCCATACAAAAAAAGGGGCACAATTTGCACCCCTATTTTAAAACATTGAATAGATAGGGTCTCTATCTATATTTACGCTTTGATTAATGAAGCAACAATTGCATTAGCGTTTGTTACAGCACCACCATAAACATTAAGACCTTTTGAAGCAGAACCGAAGCGAGCTTCAGGTGTATAGAACTCAATGTCCTGTACAGTCTGAATGAGTTTAGATGCAGAAGCAACACCAGCAATAGCTGTGTATTCACTAGAAGCTTCAACCAAGTTGTTACTCATGTAAATATCGAAATCGAAATAACGTTGTACATAACCCGCAAGTCTTGCTTCCTCAGAAGTAGTAGATGCAGTTTCAACATTAGACTGAGCAAGGAAACCTGCTGCGAATGCTGGAAGTACGATGAAACGATTTTGTTTTGGAGCATTGTTAAGATCCATTGCAACTTTAACTTGACGCATATAATCAATAATAGTTGATTCGTCAATAGAAATTGCTGCAGAAGTACCCGCAATATCAGTGTTAGTAAGACCAGCACCTGAAGCAAGCATAGAAGCAATCCACGCATCCTGACTATCAGCGAGTGCGTAAGCAGCTTCGTCAACATACAAAGGCATAAGGTCTTTAGCTTGTTCTTCACTATCTACTTTATCAACAGCAAAGTTGAAATAGTTAGCTTGATCAACGGTGATGGATACACCCGTATCTGTTGCATTTTGCATTGAGATATCTGTACCATCATAAGCACTTACTGAAATACTACCAACAGAAGGAACAACATAAGATGCACCTCTTGCAATATTTACTTTTGGGTCATAAGGTGTAACTAAATTAGAAAATACTAATTCATTTCTAAGTTTTTCGTTTACGAATGCAGTTACAACATTCTTTGGAATAAATTTGTCAAGATAAAAAGCCATTGTAGGTCTCCTTTATTAAATTATTTTATAAAATTATCTTTTTCATGTATATATAAGATAAATGAACTTATTATTGTTGTATATATAAGATAAATGAACGCTACAATAACTAAATTTTACTTAATACCATAGTGTTCTTTTAACTCTTCAATGTTCGCGGATGCCTCATCAACACTCATTTCACTAAAGTCTTTAACCTCTTTAGATCCTGTTGGGGGTGTACCACTACCACCATTTTGTGGCGATTTAACGATATCTTTGTTGTTTTCTAAGAACGAATTAACACCCGTCTCTAAATCTACAGCGGAATCTCCTGATCCCCACACAATATTATCGTCTTGCATAGACACTGTTCCATTCAATATTAGTGACTCAATAAGAAATTTAGAACCATACACTTTTTCACCAATAGCTTGTGTTAGTTTATTAGTCATCATTTCTTTGTCGGATTTAAGTTTCAATGCTGTCTTTTCCTGTGCTTCTTTCTCGAGTGTGTTGCTTAAATTCATAATCTTTTCATTAAGACTATTGATTGTAATCTTTTCCTCTGATGATGCATTTTCTCTTTGTGTTTGTTCATCTTTGTATGTTGATAAAAATGATTCAATTGTATCATATTTTGTTGAATCATATCCTATCTCTTTCAAAGCATTCTTAAACTTCATCACTTCCTTATCTTTTTTATTATAAGATGCGATGCCTTTTTCCTTTTCAATATTGATAAGATTAACAATCTCTTCTTTAATTGATTCTGCTGAATCGCCTGTTATTGTTTTTAACAATTCTTCTACTGTCATAAGTTCCTCCACGGGAAGTTATTAATGATTCGTCCTCTATCGGGACTTTAATTATATTTATATAAGTTATTTATGAATATGTATGCCACACTTGCAATAGGGATGAAAAGGGGGACCACCTAATGGTATAGAATCTATTGGATATGTACCTTTTAAGTCATCGCAATTATGCACATATAATCCATTTGCTATATATGTATTGTCGTCTTCAATTGTTAAATTATACACTACATCATCCCCAATATTATCATATTTATAATAATTAACTAACACTTGTTCATTAAAATTCATTATATTATAGATATATGATGTTATAAATTCAATGAAAGGGTGTTTGTATGTATTATTGTAAATGTTGTGGGAAAGAATATAAGCCAAAATTTCAGTCCAAACGAAATCCACCATATTCAATTTATTGTAGTCGTGATTGTTATTATCAAGATAAGAATATGACCCGTTGGGATAAAATAAAGACTTGTCAAGAGTGTGGGAAAGATTATAAGCCGAGTAATAAAGATCAGAAATATTGTTCTCAATCGTGTGCGACTCGTGGGAAAAATAACCCAATGTATGGTAAAGATCGAACTGGATTGTTTCAACACACACCAGAAGTAAAAAGAAAATTGTCTGAATCTCGAATGGGTGCAAACAATCCAAATTGGCAAGGTGGTAGACTTCCCTCAAAATATTATCAGCATTCTGTAAAACTTCATATTTTTGCAGAATCGAATTTATCTGTTGAATGTGATATTTGTGGGACTCACGAGAATCTCCAATTACATCACATAATTCCAAGAAGATATTTTGAAAATTATTTAGATGCACACCATTTAGATAATCTTGTATATTTGTGTGAGAAACATCACAAACATATTGATCACAAAACTCATTGTGCTTTAAAGGAGAAAAAATACAATGATATTCCTCATTTAAATCACCTATCGCAACCCATCCTCGATCAGTTAATACAGGATGGTTTTGTGTCGCATCTACATGAAAATCTTGTATGTTTTGTCCCCTAAAATAATATCTATTAATTGGTTTAATACCATTATTCATAGTTCGTGTCACAGATTTATAATTACCTAATGTGGTACGAACTATGTCACCAATTTGCACATCTGATATATATTTCACACCATTATTCATTTGAATTAATGTATCTTCAGAAAAACAAATATCAGTAATACTATGATCAGAAGACAATTCAATATCAACATAAGTAACACCATTACCTTTGAGTGTGTCTAACTTTTGTTTTTGATATTCACTACGAGTCTCATATGCAACAACCTTCTTAGTTCTATCTTTACCCGTCTTTGTTAATTGTGCACCCGCATCGTGTTCTATATTCTTTGTGATTAAACGTTTAGACTTATTGATTGGTGATAACATCTTCTTGTGTTCTGTTTTAGACACTTGTACACTATCCCTATTAGCTTTAGATAACGATTTAACCGCATTACGATTCATCTTAACCTTATCACCCACTACTTCAATATCATTAGGTGATGCCTTCTTAAACACACTCTGAATCTTCTTGATATCATCTTTAGAATATATAGATAACACAGCAAGAGGAATAGTGAATATTTTAACTTTGGAATAAACCTTGTACACTTTCTTCAATAGACTAGACTTTTCTTTCTTTCCTGTTCTACCCACAACCATCATTGCATCATCATACTCATCAAATGAATATGTGTCTGGAACATCAACCTTCTTTAGATTATCCTTTTGTGCTTTAACAACTCTATCCATTATTTGTGTAGCAACCTTTGCTTGGTGAGATGCTGTGAGCTTCTTAGATATATCGTGAGGCTTCTCTTGAACGATACGCTTATATTCTTCCTTAGTCTTACGCTCTATTTGATTTGATACCTTATAGAGATAATCAAAGGACTTTTGTGTGAAGTTAGTATCATTCATCAAACGCATTAACTTATCACGATTAACTTTTGATGTGTCGTTAACCGAATAAGTGGTCATAAACTTTCTAACAAGAGAGTCTATGTATCTATCCCACTTACCAGTCTCCTTTTTATATGTCTTTGTATATGACATTATACCTCTACACTATAATCAATATTATTATCAATAATACTTTGTCTTAGCTTATCAAAATCATCTTTCTCAATATTACTATTGTATCTCATAAGATCAAGAATCTCTAATGATATAGCCACATTAACTTCATCAGAAAGATTCATAGCTAATATTGATTCAAGGAATGTTAACTTCTTATTAATCTCATCAGTAGTAAAAGGCATATAATCTCTTGAATAATCTACAGCAAATTCAAAAGGTGTTGTGAATTTACCAAACAATTCCGCAATAGCTACTTCTAAATTCTCCGCTATATCCGCGCCTTTATTGAGTGTATCTGAATTACCTTTGAACTCAAACGCTAATGCAACACCCGACTTAACCGATATCGATCCGCTTTGAATAGCCGACCCTTTGTTTTGTCCTTGAGAAATGATGGCTTCAATACTAAACTTAATCTCGGTTAATGATGTGTCATTGATCTTACTATCAGGACTAATATAATTTGGGAGTGTTGTTGCATCTTGAGGAACAAACAATGTGTTCTTAGACCCAACTTCAACCATAGTCTTAGGGTTTTGTCCAGGAATAACAAGTAATGAGAATGCACTACTTCTACCGAGGTCTCTAAGCTCTGACAATTGATTGTATGTAGCTCTTGCTAGTTGTGACATACTTAAATAGTTAGGAGTTGGTAATACACCCTTAGATGGATCTGTAAGAAGCACAGGGATTGTACCCAATTCGTGCTCATAGCTCTTAATAATAGTTTCTTTATCACGACTCTTGTAAAACTCAACACACACAACATCATCATAATATCTAAACACATCACCTAATTTAGTGTCGTGTCTATGGA